ATCTGTTAGGGTTGCGTTATACTGAGCGCAACTACGGTTGCAGCAACCAGTGCAACCAAGTGCAACCACCGGGAAATCTTATGAGAAAGTTTCAGCCATCACTTGTTGATTGGTCTGCAATTAAGGCGCGTGTGCTAGCCGGTGAGGGCTATACGAGCGTGGCCAAGGACTTTGACGTATCAAGGCAGGCCATCCAGAAGCGTTGCAAGCGTGAGGAATGGCTACGTGGTAAGGATCGCACAATGGCAGTGCGTAGAGAGTTGCATAAGCGCAACCAAGTAGCGCAACCAATGCAACCAGTGCAACCTGACGCGCAACCAGTTGCGGTTGCGGTAGCGCAACCAAGTGCAGTGGTCGTTGACAGAGATGATAAGCGCAACGCAGTCCTTGAATTGCTTAGTGATGGCGTGCCGAAGATTCATGCAGCACAGGCAGTCGGGGTGCATGAGAACACGCTGACACGATGGATGAACGAGGATCGTGAGTTTAGTGCGAAGGCACGCGCCGCAGAAAGCGCGGCGGTGGCTCTCAGGGTGCAGCGCATTGGAAAGGCTGGAGAAAAGGACTGGCGAGCCGATAGCTGGTACTTAGAACGCACTCAGAAGGCCACGTTTGGTTCTGACAGCGGCAAAGGCGGCGGTGTAGCGGTACAGATCAACATCGTACGTGGTGACGAGCCAGAGGTCATAGACGTAACGCCGAGCAGCTAAACTATAACAAACCTATAACAAGCAACGGCAATGCTAGTGCAAAGCCTTGGCAGGGTTGCGTTACAGCGGCACAGACCTCTGGACTACATAGCCAGTTTGGATTCTGACCGCCCCCCGGCCATGACCCCCAGCCCCCGCCTCGGCGCGAAGGCGAAGGCGATATACAATCACGCACGCTTCCACAAAATATCAAGGGTTCAGGTTGCATGGCAGAACAGCCACAAGGCTTTGCGCGGCGCATGATGGCGCAGAAGCTGATGACAGATGCGCGTGCTGATCCGTTTAGCGATAGCCGGTTTATGAGTGGCAAGATGCGGCCATCTATGGCTGACATTGAGCAGCCTACGGCAGCGTCTGACTATGCTGGCCTATTCAATGGCCTTGGCGATGCTTTGATGGGTGACACGGATGTTGAAAGCAGCATCTTGTTGCCACTAGGCCGCACACCAGAGGGCGATATTGTCCCGGCGTTCCCACAGATGGTGCAGGGCATTGCACAAGGCGTCAGGGGTATGGGTCAGACTGTTGGCAGGGCGATGCAGGGCGATCCACGCTATGTGCCTGTCGATGGCAAGCTGCCTGACAGCGTGATTGATGAGGTCAATAATATTGGGTTGTCAGTTTTAGGCTTTGGTGTAACTGGCGCTAACTTAATTAAAAATGCTGTGCCTGATGGCGCGTTGGCGATGTCGGCAGCTAAGATTAAGACATTAGCACGCAACCTTGGTAGAGATGCAGCTAAAGATGCGAAAGATGACCCCGGTTATTTAAATCTTGCTAAGGTGCGTGTTCCGCTGGACGAAATGTCGGCCAGTTACAAGCCTACAGAGAATTTGGCTAAAACAGCCACTACTGATCCTCAGCAGATGGTTGGGGGCACAATGGTTGCCCTACCGGGTGATCGCACGGCGGCTGGCAAAATGTTAACTGCTGTTAATGAACAACAATTAGAAAACCCAGTTTTGTTGCAAGGTGGACGTGACTTTGCACGCACAAAAGCAGCGCAAGACGCAAAAGCTGGTTGGGCGTCTGAAAAAGCAGTTTTGTCTAGTGTTCGTAAAGGCGTTCTAGACGCTGAAGGAAACCCTGTTTACGGCGTTTATTCTGCAATGGGCGGTAGGTCAGCAGATTTCTCCCACCATGTAGCTGACACAATTATTGAATTATTGCCCAGTTCTAAAATTGCAAAAAAGAATATAAAAAAGTTTGACGCAGAAATGCGAAAAACTGACAAGGATTGGCCGGGCATAGGCAGTGAACGGTTGAAAACTTATCTGTACCAGCCCGGCAAAGGTAACGTGCGAAAGTTGATGGCTGACACTATGGAGAAGGGCGCTTATCGGGACGCTGGGTTTCCAGACCTTCCTTCAATACGTTCCTCTGTTGCAGCAGATGATTTAAGATATGGTGTAAACGATCCAACTGGTGGCGCGAACCCAACAGGGAGTACAATTTTACGATTAAATCCTGAAGGCGTAGTTACTGAAGGGTCACCAAAAATACACAAAACATACCCTTCAATAATAAAAGCTGATGAAGTGGGGGGATTTGATGTCCCTGTGCCAAGGCGGCTGGTTTTTCCTAGCTTTTACGGAAACAGAAGGGCGCAAGGCATACCAGAATTAGGTGATAGACGGTCGTTTGAAATTAGCTCTGTTAAGGAGCCTGTTACACAAGAACTTGCCGACAATTTGTCCCTATTCAGAGAAAATTTTATTAAAGGACTATTTGACTAGGCTGTTGGGTCTGGATGCGCTTGACGGTCAACGTCTAAAGCGTTGCATAGCGCGTAGTCAATGGTTTCTAACTTTGCATACATTTCAGGCGTTAAGTCAGCATTTCCATTAGGCAGTGCGCCCTCAATAAGTTCGTAAATATTGGTCATTATGAATGATCGCTTTGGCGCGTTGTCGCTCATGTTTGGCTCCCGATTGTAGCAGATGAGTGTACTATTTTAAAAGTCAGGTTTCAATGGCCCAGAAAACAATTGTGCTGGATTACGAGCCGCAGCCTAAACAGGCGCTGCTGCATAAATGCCATGCCAAGCAGATATTGTTCGGCGGTGCGGCTGGCGGCGGCAAATCACATTCTGGGCGCTGGGACGTTATCGGCTTTTGCCTAGAGAACCCCGGCTTGCAGGCGTTTATATTCAGGCGCTCATTGCCAGAGCTTGATAGCAATCATATACAGCCGTTGAAGAAGGAAATGCCTCAAGAGCTTGGCAATTTCAACGAAACGCGCAAGCGATATGAATTTTACAACGGCAGCAGCATACAGTTCCAGTATCTGGAACGTGACAGCGATTGTGACCGTATTCAGGGAACAGAGATACATATTGCCCTAGTTGATGAGGCCGGGCAGATGACGCCGTATCAGTTGGGCTACATTAAAAGCCGGATGCGTCTGGGCAATTTCCAGCCAAAGGAAAACCAGCGCCATTTACTGCCAAGGCTGGTAATGACAGCCAATCCCGGCGGTCAGAGCCATAATTTCTTAAAGGCGCTTTATATCGACCCTGCACCGGCAGAGAGTTACTTTTATGATCACACAATGCGCGATCCCAATAATGACAAGGATCGTGGCTGGCTGACCATGTATATTCCTGCCAAAATGCAGGACAACAAATATATCGATCCGTCCTATGCCTCTAGCTTTAGCGCATTGCCAGAAGAACTGGGCCGCGCTTTACGTGAAGGCGATTGGGATTTGGTCGTTGGCTCATTCTTTGGCGATGTCTGGAAACGTGATCTGCACGTTATCAGGCCGTTTGAAATACCGCAGCATTGGACAAGATTCAGATCGTTTGACTGGGGCAGCGCCTCGCCATTTAGCGTGGGCTGGTGGGCTGTGGCAGATGATCACGATAAATATCCAGACGGTGCATTGATTAGATATCGCGAATGGTACGGCTCATCAGGCAGGCCAAATGTGGGCCTGCGGATGACCGCAGAGGAAGTCGGGGCCGGTATTCGCAGCCGTGAGCGCCATGAGCGTCTGGATTTTAGTGTGGGCGATCCCAGCATCTGGAAATTTGACGGTGGGCCATCAATTGGTGAGCGCCTGTCCAAGATGGGTGTAAAGTTTCGCCGTGCAGATAACAGTCGTATAAGTGGATGGGATCAGGTCAGACAGCGCCTGATAGGTGATGATGGTATCCCAATGCTTTATGTTTCTAGCGAGTGTACGGACACAATCAGAACGCTGCCGGTACTTACGCACGACAAGCACCGGGTTGAGGACATCGACACCACTCAAGAAGATCATGCGGCTGACGATATCAGATACGCTTGCATGGCAAGACCGTGGCAGCGCAGAGCGCCGGAAATAGAAGATGACCCTTGGCGTCCACCGACTGTGGACGAAATGATGGCTGGGCTGGATAACGCAAGCAAGCCGCAGGGCTGGAGACTTTAATTTAAATTGCCAAACCAAGCCTCGAACCAAGGGTCAACAGGAGGCTCTGGCTCAGTATGAATTTGTACCTCTTTTGTAGTTGCTTCACGCATAAAACCCTCATCGTTCAGTATTTCATAGTGGCCATCTTTGAACGAAATTAGGTCAGAATTTAACAAGTTTGAACGCATTATTTGCCTCTTCATCTATCTGTATTATCTTATAAATATAACACAATTGACATTAAAAGTCAATAATAAAAAGGCAGTGTTTTATGGCTGAATCCTATGATTATGACCGCGAACCCACCAAGAAGGGGGAACGTGCGCGGTATTGGAATGAGCAAATCAGGCGTGCCAGACGGTTCGAGGAAAACTGGCATGACCGCTGTTATAACATCATTGACCGTTACAGAGATGACACGCCGGATCGCGTAACACGCGAAACACGCATGAACATCTTTTACAGCAATGTCGATACGCTGAAATCCAGCTTGTATTTCAAAACGCCAAAGCCGCGTGTCACACGCCGTTTCAAAGACCAAGACCCCATTGGCCGGATCATTTCGACTGTCCTGCAACGTGGTTTGCAGTATCAGCTTGATGTCTACAATTTTGACGGTGCGGTTAGGCGCGTCATTGAGGATATGCTGATTGTCGGACGCGGTGTTATGCGTATGACATATGAGCCATTGCTGGTTGAGGGTGAGCCGGAGCGCATTCCTGTGCAAGTAAACAATATCATGGGCATGGGCGAGGTGGCGCCCGGTCAGATGGGCGAGGTGCCTATCGGCCAAGCATTTATTGGTGCTGATGGCAGCGAGATTGATCAGAACATGGTCAAGGTCGGGCCGCAGGGGCCGTATATCGAGGGTGCGCCCATTGAGTATATCGGTGAGCAGTCAATCCGTTGTGAATATGTGCATTGGCAGGATTTCACAATGGCCCCGGCAAGAAGCTGGGAAGATGTTAACTGGATTGCCTTTCGGCACCTGATGACCCGCCAAGAACTGGTTGATTATTACGGCGCAAAGGGTGAGCAAATACCGCTGACCTATCGCGGTGAGGATGCTGGCGGCTATGATGATGACCAGCAGCCAGACATGGCAGAGGTCTATGAAATCTGGGACAAGCGCAGCCTGAAGCAGATATTTGTTGCCAGTGATTTCAATGAGTTGCTGGAAGAATTTGACGATCCTTACAATCTTGAGGGCTTCTGGCCAATGCCAGAGCCGCTTTATGCCATCAGCACGACAGACACAACCGTGCCGGTGCCAGAGATACTGACCTATGAAGATCAGCTATTCGAGCTTGATCTGATCACACAGCGCATTGCCAATCTAACCGAAGCCCTGAAACGGCGCGGCGTCTACGATGCCAGCTTTAGCGAGTTGCAGCGCCTGTCGAATGCCAGCGATAATGAATTTGTGCCGGTGGACAACATGGCTATGTTGCAGGCTGGCGGCGGTCTGGCCAATGTCATGCAGGAAGCACCGCTGGACAATCTGATCAAGGCACTGGCACAACTATATCAATCGCGCCAGATCGTGGTGCAGACCATCTACGAGATCACCGGCATCTCAGATATCATGCGCGGTCAGTCGGCCAGCCGTGAGACAGCCACGGCGCAGCGCATAAAGGGCCAGTTTGGTGCCATGCGTCTGGTCAACCGGCAACGGCGCGTAGAACAGTTCCTAGACCAGATCATGGAACTAAAAGCAGAGTTGCTGGTCGAAAACCTTGAGCCGTCACTACTCTCGCGCATTACCGGCATTGAGATTTCACCAGAGGTTGTCGCTGTGATGCAGGATGACCGGCTGCGCTCATATCGCATTTCAGTGGATACTGATGAATCCAGCGCAATGGATAGCGCGACAGAACAAAAGAGCCGCACAGAGTTTTTGACGGCCACCGTGCAGTTTTTGCAGGCCATCGGCCCATTGGTGGCATCTGGCGCTGTAGGCTTTGAGCAGGCCAAACAAATGCTGTTATTTGCCGCCAGAGCCTTCCCCGGCGCAAGGGATTTGGAAGAAAGTCTGGAAAGCATCGAGGCACCGCAGGAATCAGGGCCAACGCCGCAAGATAAACTGATTGAGGTGGAAGCCGCCAAGGTGCAGGCGCAGACACAACAGGCAGCAGCCGATGCACAAGTTAAAGTTGCACGCTTGCAGCTTGATCAGCAAAAAGCCGCGCAGGATGCCGACTTTAAGCAGCAAAAGCTGGAAATTGATGCAGCCAAGGTGGTGACAAACGGATGAAGGCGGGTGAAGCAATTGCAAAGATGATCTGGCTTGCTGGCCATAGCCCGATCCACCGTGAATGGTCGATAGATGACGTTCACCGGCTGTTTTTGCCAGCAATCGCGTCAGGCCAGTATCGCATCTGGGAAAGTGACGATAACCCCGTTGGCTTTATGACTTGGGGATTTTTCAATGATGAGGTTGAGCAGGGCTATCTGACAGGTGAGCGAAAATTGCAGCCTGACGATTGGCAAAGCGGCGAGACCGCTTATGTCGTCGACTTTTTAGGGCCGTTTGGCGGCGTTAGAGAGATGGTGCGCGAAGGGCGTGACCATCTAGGCAAACAATATGGCAAAAGTGTCACTTTTAAAGGATGGCGCAAGCAGAAGGGTAAATCATGGTCGGCAAGCACCTAATTTTAGATGATGATTATTACCAGCGCCGGATGTTTTGTTTTGGCGGTGATGGCGGCGGCGGTGGCGGCGGCGGCGGCGGCGGCTCTGATCCAAACCGTGGTGTAGAGCGAGGCCGGACTAATCAGCCACCAGCATCGGCTGGCCCAGCTAATCCAAGTCCAAGACCGCAGCAACCGCAGGATTTTAATGATGACCGGGCT